CTGCTACGTCGCGATGTACGAAAGCTTGAACGTCGGTGGTTCCGGCGCTTATCCTATCGTGCAGGAAACCGATGGCTTCACCAACATTACGTTCAATGCCTACAATCAGGGGATCACTGGTCAGCTTGGTCCGCAGATTGTTTCGGGAACCTATTATGCGTTCTTGTTTGACAAAAATTCGGTCGGTCAGACAGACGGCAGCGGCAATCCTATCAAGGGTGCGTGGCTTCTGTATCAAAACCCGGCGAAGTTCGCTCCTGTTGAAATTCAAGTCAAGTTGGTGAATGAGGTTAACGAGCTATATCAGCAGGGGCAATCTCCGACTCATATGTGGATGACGATGCCCGGTCGGGCCATGACGGCATTCGATCCGGATGTCACTTCAGCGTCAGACTATCCAGCTAACGTCTACAATGTGATCATGAATGGCACGCCCGGTTGGTCGGGATTGTGCGCGCAGTGCGGAGTGTTCTTCGAGAACTCGAATGAGACGTGGAACTCGGCGGGTGCAGCGCAGGCAGATACGATCTATTATCAGCGTCAAGGCATTCTCCGTTGGCCGACTGACACCGGCGGCGATGTTGGTTCTTTTTCCACCTTGCGGGCGATTTGGGTCATGGCCGACATTCAGTCGGCGGCGGCGTACCAGGCCAACAAGAGCCGCACCCGCTTCGTCATGGCGGGTCAATTCGGTCAGGGCGTCAGTGGTCATAACAACAATCGTTTCTTCGGCAACAATGGGTCAACGATTACCTTTGTAGCAACTGACAATAAAAATCCGCTCAATACTCGGACGAGCTTCACCGGTGCGATCAGCGGCGCGACGTTGACGATTTCCGGGTCAGTGACTGGACCTTTCGGCCCCGGTTACAGTCTCGTCTATAGCGGCGCTCCTTGTGTCGTCGTATCCGGTGGCGGTTCGAGTTGGACAGTTCAGGCACCTCCGTCAAGTCTCGTTAATTCTCCGGGGAATTGCCCGACAACTGGCAATGTAGCGATGACCGCGTCGATCGCTCCGATGGCATTTTTCGACAAGTGGGCGGGGGCAGCATATGCCGATAACTTCGGCTCGTCGGCGCAGACGATCGTTGCTCAGGGCGCCAGCGACTACACCAGTTTTGGCGCCAATTCTTCTCAGGTGACGACTGATCTGACGAATTTAGCTAGCAACATCGCTGATGTTGGCGACACCTGCATTGGAGGCGCGTGGAATAGTCAACTTTCCTGCAACGCGCTGACCATGACGATGTACGCTTCGGCTGCTCAGTTGTTCGGCCCAAACAAGGAGGCCATCAACTATGAAGGGGGCCTGGCTATCGATCCAAGCAATTATTCTCAGGTGTCCCCCAATGTGGTCAACTTTGTCAATTTGTTGTACAATCGTTCGCAGTGGACCACTGCCAATGTAAATTGGCAGAACGCGATCGTTGCCGGGGCGCATCAGGGAATGCCCGCGTTACTCGGTCAAGTCTGTGGGCAGGGGCCACTGCAACAGGGTGTGCTCTCGCAAATCTGGTCTTGGGCCTGCCCTGACACGTTCTCTGGTACGACTGAGGGCGCCGGCATGGGCCAGCCGTGGCTCGATATGGGAACGTATAACAATCAGTCGCCATGAGCACATTTGATATTTCCTTGACTCCTGGGCAGGTAGTCAATTTTTCTTATGCCGGCGATCCATTCGGCGGTTATGATGTTAACTTGGCAATATGGTCGTTGCCGACTTATGCCAACTTTGGCGAAACGATTATGAGCGTTATCGTGCAAAGCAACTGGTCCGTACTTAATTTTGGCGGTAGTGCCACTTCATCCCCTGGTCCCGGTGGCGGAACCTTTATTGAACTTTACGGTAGTGGCATTCCTTCAAGTTTCTCAGTCGAGGCTCTTGTTATCAATATCAGTTGTTTGAACGGTCCGTGTGTTCCGCTTCCTGATGGGTATGTGCCTAGCATCGGGCTTTTTATTGATGCTTATGGAGGTATGATCGACCCGATCACTACGCCTCTGCCTTCCGCTCTGCCGCTATTCGCCATCGGCCTACTTCTGTTCGTGTGGATGCGCAAATGGCGTTAGTTCCGCAAGGCATTTCTTACCCGACTAACTTCTTGCGGCAGGACAATATTTTTGTTGACCCCTTATTAAACAATCTTTCTTCTAACAATCCAGCTTTTCCTTATGCTGGCTTGGGTGCTGGAGCGTGGACACCGGTTGACGCTTCCGGTGCGGGTTTAGTTTTTACTTCTGTGTCTGCGCGATATTCAGTTGCTTCTAACATTGTTTTTATAAATGGGCGTTTAACTTATCCGGTAACAGCCAGTGGAGCTAACGCGGCAATAGGGGGACTTCCGTTTCCGGTTGCCAACCAGTTATATGCTGAAGTACCGTTCTTTGCACTTGCTAATGTTACGGAATATTTGACCTATCCAACTCATGGAACAAGTCATTTTCGTTTTGGCCAGATTTCGGGGGTTGCTGTTACCAATGCCAATTTATCGACGTTTGCCGTGTCTTTTGCCTTTTGGTATCCTTTGGCGTAAGGTGCGAAGATGGCCGAAGAAGATGATGACCTCGAAGGACCGGACGAAGAACCGGTAAGCGAAAGTCGCGACGAGGAACTTGCTGACAAGGAACATGTCAACAAGCAGTGCATCCAGGTTTTCAAGGATGTTGAGCAGGGGTTCCAGGATCAGTGGGACCGGGCGAACAGCCAGATCGACTATTGGGAGATGTACAACTGCGTGCTCAACGCCAACCAATTCTATTCTGGCAATTCCAAAATCTACATTCCTCTTGTTCACGATGCCATCGAGGCGCGCAAGACCCGCTTCGTGAACCAGATTTTTCCGGTGTCGGGTAAGCACATCGAGGTTTACTCGGAGGCTGGTGATCGTCCCGAAGAGACCATGGCCTTGTTGGAGTTCTACATTCGCAAGGCCAAGTTACGAACCAAGGTCATTCCGGCCTTGATCCGTAATGGTGACGTGGAGGGGCATTACAATCTCTATCTCAATTGGGTAAAGAACACTCGCAATGTCGCCATGCGGGTGAAGAAGAAGCCCGAGGTGGAAGGGCTTGATGCCGAAGCGGAAGAGTTCGATGACGTGGTTGAGCAGGAGATCGTGCAAGCTTACCCGCGTGTCGAAGTCATCGCTGACATGGATGTTTGTATCTTGCCGCAGACATGCGACAGCGTTGAGGACGCATTCAATAGCGGTGGCTCGGTAACGATCTTGCGGCGCTGGTCGAAATATCGCATTCGCAAGCTCGTGCGTGACGGCGAGCTTGAGAAGAAGGCCGCACAGGACTTGCTCAAGGAAATGGGTAATCGCGCGAAGCAGCAAAGCCAGCCTGATAAGTCTAAGTCACTCAGCGATGTTGCCGGTGTGAAGATCGGGGCGAGCGGTAAGAAAACGGCCCTTGTTTACGAAACATGGGCGATGATTAAAGTTGACAAGCGTGGGGGCGATTATCAGCTTTGCAAGATGTATTACGGTGGAGCTGATCGCGTGCTTTCTTGCAAGCGTAATCCGAATTGGGATGATAAGTGCTCGCTTCTCTCAGCCCCGGCCGATCAGATTGAAGGTATTTTCCGGGGAGTAAGTAAGGTCAAGTTTGTCGAGACTTTCCAGTATGCGGCTAATGATTTTCTCAACGAAGCAATGGACAGCGCGACTTATTCGTTGATGCCAATCGTGATGACGGACCCGACGCGCAACCCGCGCACGTCCTCGATGGTGCTTAACGTTGCGGCGATATGGGAGACCTCGCCCAAGGATACGCAGTTTGCACAGTTTCCTTCTCTCTGGAAGGATGGTGCCGCCATCGTGCAAGGGTTCAAGGATCAGATATTCCAGACGCTTGGTGTCAACCCGGCGATGATCCCGCAATCGACGGCAGGAGGCAAGAAGCAAAATCAGGCGCAGATCGCCAATGAACAGCAGGTCGATATTCTCACTACTGCCGACGTGGTTACAAACCTTGAAGGGGCAATCTTGACTCCATTGCTGCAACGGTTCTTTGCGCTCGACCATCAGCACCGCGACCATGCCATTACCGTACGTTCATTCGGTCGAATGGGTATCAAGGCTAACATGCAGCAGATCGAACCAGTGCAGATGGGGCGTCGCTTCGAGCTGCGCTGGTATGGTGTCGAGCAGGCACGCAATGCGCAGATGATGCAGATACAGATGGCCGGAATGAACATGCTGCGCGGCTTGGGGCCGCAGGATACTCCTGGTTTTCAGAAGAACCTCGCGCCGATTGTGCAGCAGTTCGTGGAGAACCTTTGGGGTCCGCGTCTGGCTCCTGAGATTTTCAAGGACATGCGTCACGAGCAGATACTTGATGCGGGTTTTGAGAATGAAATGCTCAAGGCTGGTTTTGAGATGCCGACACATCCCATGGATGATGATGCTTCGCATCTCAAGGTTCATGTTCAGGCGTTACAGGAGACCCAAGACCCGCAGGGCAATATCCGTGCTCACCTCATGGCCCATCAGCAGCAGATGCAGCAGAAGCAGATGGCCATGATGCAGCAGGCCATACAGCAACAGGCTGCGCAGATGCCGAAGGGGCAAATGGGAATGCCGGGTGGAGCAGGACCGGGAGTACCGGGCCAGCCGCGTATCGGTGCTGTCCCTGGTGGCCCACGATCGCAAGGGCAGGGACCGCCCGGTATGATACATCGCGATCGTCTGCCTATGGGGATGCCGAGGGCAACGCGTGGATAGTAACTTCAATCGTTCGGCTGATTTCACGTTGATGGATGTGCTCGGTCCATATACCGATGCACAAGGTATGAACTGGTCCGATGGTGTATCGCAGGGGCAATATGACGACTGGTGCAAGAAGAACAATTCTCCGTCTCATGACGTTCGTTCTATTTCGTGGACACCGACGAAGAAACAGATCATGGGTGAGCTTTATTGGCTTCCTAATTGCCGGCTCATGCCGCCGGGGATGGACTATTTGTTCTTCGATGCGGCGCAGAATATCAGTGTCGTTGATGCTATCATTATTTTACAGATGACCGTGGCTGCGCCTCTAACCGGGATAATTGATGACGCGACTAAAGCGCAGCTTGCCAAGCTGGTGTTGCCTCTGACTGCGGATTTCGTGCATGATTTTTGCGATGCGCATGAATTACATTTTACCGATGTGGTTGCTACTCATCCGGATAACGAGGCTAAGCTCCGTCATCATTGGCTTAACCGGACGGCACACGAAAGGGTAAATGCAGTTGCTATCTTAAAAGGTGGGTAATGTGGTGGCTCCCGCTTGTTACGCAGATTTTTATTCTTCTGCATGTTCCTACCGGTCAGGAGATTGAGGTCAATGCTGCTGAAATTTCCAGTATGCGAAAACCGCGTGAAAATGAAGGGCATTTTGCAAGGGGTACGAAGTGTTTGCTGACGATGACGAATGGTAAGATAAACGGCGTTGTTGAAAGTTGCGAGACCGTTTACGAACGTATTAGAGAAGCAAAACGAACGGGGTAAACATGAATATCGTTATCTCGTCAGGACACGGCAAGTTTGTACCGGGAGCGATTGGCCTGATCGATGAACACGCCGAAGCTGTCAGGGTGGTCAATCAGGTAGCTATTGTATTGCGCTCAGCGGGTGTCGAGGTAGTTACTTACGAGGACGTGACTTCACATTCACAATCGGAAAATCTAAACGCCATTGTTAGTTTTCACAATAAACAAGGTTCACATGATTATGACGTAAGCGTACATTTCAATGCTTATGTTGAAACAACGAAACCAATGGGCTGTGAATGTTTGTTTGTTACTCAGGACACTTTAGCGGCTAGGGTAGCTCAGGCGATTTCACGGACTGGCAGATTAATTAATCGTGGTGCGAAGTTTCGTGATGACCTTGCTTTTCTTAACGGAACGCACGAGCCTTCGATTTTACTTGAAGTGTGCTTTGTTGATAGCTCGGTAGATGTTGATCGTTACACTCGGCACTTCGATGCAATCTGCCAGGGGATTGCTGAAGCTTTGGTTGGGAAGAGCCTAGAGGCTCAGCCGGCGGCACAGCCGCCAAAGGTGCATTTCAAGGGTAGATGTTCGTGGTTCGGTGGCCCCGACGACATGGGCGTAGCGCCTGACGAGGGGCTGGCTTTCTTCTACGCTTACGAGGATGCACCGCACCTCTTCTTGCCAGAACAGCCACCAGGGACTACCGGGTTGGCGAGGCGTTTAAACCCCGAGGCGTTTTACTTGGCTTGTCGCTGGAATTATGACGTGACAAGTAAAGAAATGCTGCGCGATCAAAGCCATGTGGCAATAGTGAGGGCTGGCAAACGAGAGTTTATGGCCCATCCTGCCGATTGGGGGCCGCATGAGCAAACCAACCGGGTAGCCGACATTTCGCCCGGTTTGATGGAGGCGCTAGGGATCATGACCGACGAGGTGGTGGAGGTACGCTATCCAGTGCCTAGTCCTGGGATTGACACAACCTCTTGATTGGGCGTATTTTCCCCAGCATTCGAGTTGGCCGCCGTAAGCTGGCCCTTCGCGTTGTCCCCGTAAGGGACAAAAGCCTCGACTGATGGCTCGTAAGTCATCCAGGGAGTTCGCTGAATGGCTGATGACGACGATCTCGAACCTGATGACGATCTCGCTATCCCCGACGATACCGAGGATGACCAAGAGCAGAAACCTCAAGGTCAAACTCAGGATGACGAGGACGTAGATCAAGGCGAGCAAGAGGGCGACGAACGTATCGACGTCCAAGATCGTCGCCAACCCGATCAACCGCCGCCGTCCCGCAGGGATCGGCGGATCGACACGTTGATCGAGAGCAACCGCCAAAAGGACCAGCAATTATCCGCTATGAACCAGCGGATAGATGCCCTTTTGCAGTCGCGCAGCCAGCCTCAAGGGGAAACCCGTGAGCAGCGTGACGCACGTAGACAAGCCATGTCCCCCGAAGAACGCATGTACGACGTGCTCGGCGAGCACACGGAAGCGTGGGGCCGGGAGAAGCTTTCGCTTCAGCTCGGTATGGCGGATCAGATGGACAAGGCGGCGTTCGAGGCCAGGTGTTCCGTCGATAAGCGATACGCGAAGAGACAGCAAGCCGTTGAGGATAAGATACGCGAAGAGCGAGCTAGAAATCGGTACGTAAGCCGGGAAGATGCGTTTCGTTGGGTGATAGGTGACGAAGCGCTCAAAGGCTCGGCCAGCCAGGAAGTTCAAGCTCAACGGAAGGACGGCGCGAAACGAGTGCGCCAGCAGCAAGTACGTCCTGCCACCAATGGCAGTGATGTACGCGCGGATCGTGGGCGGCAAACATCACGCGAACGGCGTCTTGAGAACGTGCAGATTTAGCACTCTCAGGAGGCGTCACGATGCCCACCAATCTAGCTCCGCAACTCCAAGCGGACCTTGAAGCCTACATTGCCGACGAGACGTTACCGCTGGCCCGCCGTCAGTTGGTCGTCTATCAGTTCGGTGATCCACTCACACTTCCCAAAGGGCGCGGCGTCACTTATACCGCGACCAGATATAACCGCGTGCCTTTGCCCTTCGCACCGTTGTCTGAAGGCTTTCCACCGGTTGGCGAGTTGATGACCATCGGGCAGGTCACCGCAACCGCCCTGCAATGGGGTGATAAA